CTATAGCGCCCGATATTCGCGGCGAAGTGTTCAGCAAGGGCAACCCAAGGGCGGGCGACGAAATCGGTTCTGGCGCGGCATATGTGAATGTCGTTGCATCTAAAACCGTTACGGAATGAACGCCGTTGTATCCGATGAAATTCGGGTCAATCATGAATGTTGAACCTGCAACAACTGTTGGCTGACCGCTTGGCGCTGCGTTTATTTTAAAGCTGAATGTGAATCTGTTCGGAACATCAACAAGTTCAAATTCGCCATTATATTCGGATTCAACAACCCCCTGAATTCGAACGCTTGATTGATAACCGAATGTCAAATCATGGGCAACCACCGTCTGAACATCGACAATCAGGCCAGATTCAGACATTGAAGCTATTTCAAACGGGGTTTCGGCCCCCGTAATTGTGACCGTATTTCCCGTGACAAGATTATGATTTGCCCCCGTCACGGCTGTCACAGTGCCGACAGAATACGATAAAGAACTGATTTCCGTTTGAGTCGTGAAAAAGTCGGAATAAATCGGAACAATCGCGCGAAGCTGATTGATAATGTCGGTCATTTTCATTTCATCATCGCCCTTTTTAGCGCCGATTCAAACCTATTCCTTGCGCGCCGATTTACCTTTTCAACAGATGGTTTTATGTATGGCCTAGCGGATATTTTCGCGCTTCCGTTTTCAAGGATTGCGGCATATTCACCTGTTTTTATTGCCCCCGGTTCATCAGTTCGCGAACCGAATTCCATATTATCCGAACCCGAAATTGAAAAAGCAATCGACCGGGCAAGCGCGCCCGTCAAGTTTGCTGGCGCTTCGCCCGGCGCAGATGCTCTGTGCCGTCTGCGGCGACCTGCTATTCGGTACAATCGGCCCGTTTTCGGCGGTCGGCGTATTAAGCGGCGCGATTCCTTGACCAAATCTTCACCAACTGCAAAAAAGCCTTGGCGAATGCCGCGCCTTATATTCGGCGGCTGATTTTTAACCCAAAGGGCAAATTCAAGGTTTTTGCGTGAATATTCAACTGAAACTGTCATGTGACATTGACCGATTTAGATTCATCACCCCGTTCGCCACATGTCAAAATCATCCATTCATGGCGTTCATCTAAATCTTCAACATTAAAAATGTCGAGCCGACGCCCTTCAAACAAAATCCAAGTTTCCGCCGTTATGCCGGAATCATAGCGAATCCCGAAAACATGCGTGACAACCTTTTCAACATTAGTTTCATCGAAAATTGTCACCCCGTTTTTTGTTTCACAAGCTGCCCAAACATCAATGTCACCGCTAAAAGATTCGCCAAAATCAACGCCGCTGTTCGGCGCTGTGATGCTTCGGTTTTGCAGGGTTATGATGTTTCGAAGGTCGCCCGCGCACAATTTACGCTCTTTGAATCGTATTTTTTCGCAAGCGGCCATAATTAAAGGTTTTCTATTCTATTTTGCAGATACAAATGACGGGCAACTTTAGGCAAATATGCGCCTGAAGAATCACCGCAATCGCCGCAATCACCCCTGTTCGCGTACATGTTCGCAACATGAGCCAAAACGCCCGACTTAACCCAAGGCGCTTTTGCATAAACCGCATCAGCGTCATCGCCAAGGCCAGCTTTGAATTCGATTTCTATCGCCTGAAGCCGATTGTCGATGTCGGTCGGCCAACGCTGACCATCAGCAAGCAATAATTCCGAATAATCATTTTCAATTGTGTTGTAATAAGTCGCCGCCGGAACCGCCGTCAGCGTTCCATCAACGAAATATTCAAATCGTTCGATTTCCTGAAGCGGCGAACGCCGCAATTCAAACGATGAAGAAAAAGCCGAACCCAAACCAGCATAAAAACCTTCGGAATTCATGCCGGTCGGGAATCGGTCGCGATACGTCCGAAAAGTTCTTGTGATGAAATATCTTCGCGTGAACTTTTCAGCATAATCAACGGCGCTTTCAATATAAACCTGAAGAAGTTCATCTTCAGCGGTTTGTGAAAGCGGAATTTTCAGCGCGTTTTTTACTTCGTTCAAGCTGACCGGGCTTTCAGTCGGCGCAACAACAACGTCATAAGTAAATGCGCGCTTTGATGTCATAGCTAATCGCATAACGTCAGTTTACTTTTTGTCAGCCTTTTCGTCAGCCTTTTTTTCAGCTTTCTTTGCCGATTTTTTTTCAGCCTTCTTTGCGGGTTGTTCTTCAGCCTTCTTTGCGGGTTCACGCTTGGATTTCACGGCTTCAGCCTGTTTTCTTTCAATAACACGCTGCCCGATTTCATCACAAACTTCAATTTCTTCGCCTTCAACAAAAGAAATTTGCGGGTCATAAGGCATCAAACCAGCCTGTTTGAATGTTTTCAATGCTTTGACTTTCATGCTGTATCCTTTCGAATCGCTTAATTAAAAAAAAAGCGCGGCAAACATCGCCGCGCTTTGTTTATAGCACATATGCCGATTTCTGACTTATACGGTCGGAACAAGTTCCGCCGACAGAATCGCCGTCACGCCGACAGTTGCGCCGGTTGTGACAGATGTTGCGACAATAGATGCGCGAACATAGCGTTTCGTTCCGAAAACGCCGCCTTTGGCTTGAGATTCACCAGCCGCGACAGCAGCATCAGCGGAAGGAATCGACTGGCCGACATACTTTGAAGCCGGAACAACAGATTCTTCGCCGCCGAATGCGCCGGTTTCCGATTCTTCAACCTGAAGCGTGAACACGCCGTCGGTGAAATTGGTCACATTGATTGCAAAACCGATGCCAAGGTCAAAATCTGCCGTGTCGATGATTTCGCCGTTTGTGGTTCCATTCGCACCAATCGCGCCGACTTCCATAGCCTGACGAATAGAAAGGTCTGAAATGTTGTCTTTAACTGCCATTTTTTGTTACTCCGAAAAATTCTTGAAAATCACCCCGGTCGAAACCGGGGTTTTGTTTTTAGGCCGACAATTTCTGAATCTTAATAGATTCATAGTTTGTCACATCGCCACCAGTTCGCTTCGTCGTGTAGAACTTGATATATGGTTTCGCGGTCAGGTTGTCGCGAATCACCCGGAAGCCGATTCGGTCAACAATAGTGTAACCAACATTGAAATTGCCATATGCAAGCGCCAGCGCATCAGCCGCAACGTCAGGCATGTCATCGAAGAAAACAACAGGCTTTCCAAGCAGATTCAGCGAATCCTGATTCGACAGGCCGGAAAGTTCGAATTGGTTCAACAAATAGCGGTTGTTGCTGTCTTTCAGCGTGATAATGCTTGCCCATGCTGAACGACGAATGACCCAATTTGAACCGGCCTGATAAGGTTCTTTTACTGCGTTTTGCAGATTCTTTACACCGTCACCAGTAAATTCGCCAGCAGTTCCCGAATTGATTTGTTCAAGCGCGCCCCTTTCATAAACGCCAGCATTTGACCAAGCAGGAAGCGCCAAAAAGCCGCGCGGCTTCTGCGAACCGTCGCCAACAACAAATGATGTGTTTTCAACACGGGTCATTTTGTTTGTCACCTTACGATTCAGCCAGCCTTCAATATCGAAACCTGCGTCATCAAGCATTTTTTGAGTTGCTTTTGGCTGCGCAAACTGTTCATGCGCAACGATGGTCAGTTTGCCGACCTGCGGCGTTCCACTATCGCCGCGCGAATCGGTTTCGCCAACCCAACCACCGGATTCAGCTTCATCATCATCAATCAGGAATTCAAGTGAATCGCTGTTTGTGGTTTCAATGCTTGCAATTGAACGCATTGGCGAAGTTTCGAAAATCCGTTCAATCATCTTCGCGGCGCGCTGCGGTCGAATGAAATAACCGCCGTCAGGGTTTGAACCGGCGACCAAATCTTTCACTTCATTTTCGCGTGAACGGTCATCAAGGCCAACAAGGTTTTTTTCAACCATAGCGCGGGAAATGCCTTCAATAACTTCAGGCGACATTTCATCACCTTTCCGAAGGTAGCGTGACATTTCTTCACGGGCTTTTGCTTCAAGTTCCTTGGATTCTGATTCGCCTGAAGCTGAACCACCAAGGCGACCCATTGCTTTTTCAAGATAATCGACGGCTTTGTCTTTGGCGTCGATTTTCTGGCGCAATTCCTGAATTTCTTCAGCGGCTTTTGCAGCTTCTTCAGATGCCTTTTTGATGACATCATGGTCAATGGCGTCGGCTTTTTCACCGGCTAAGTCTGCGCGGTCTTGCGCATCTTTTACGGCGTTGACAATCGTTTCTTGTTTTTTGCCAATTTGTTCAATGGCTTCAAGAACTTTATCACTCATTTTTTTGTTTCCTGTTTTCAGATGGTTGAAATTTTGCGAACAATCTGGCCGTCAACGAATTTATTTAAACCCTCGTCGATGCCTTTTATT